CGCTCTTGCTTTGGTGCAGAGCAGCACGGTCTGTGAGTACGTCGCCGAGAAGGTCGAAGGTGACGGCGAGCAGATGATTGCCACTTGCACTGCCAAGCGGCGTGGATATCCCGAGCCCACAACTGTGCGGTTCTCGGTGGCCGACGCCAAGAAGGCCGGCCTGTGGGGCAAGAGCGGCCCGTGGACGCAGTATCCCAGGCGGATGCTGCAGCTGCGTGCCCGAGGCTTCGCCCTGCGAGACGCCTTCCCCGACGTGCTCAAGGGCTTGGTGACGGCCGAGGAGGCCCAAGACTATCCGGCCACGGAACCGGCCATGATTCGCCCGCAGGGCGAGCCTGCACGCCCCTTGACCAATAGTGTCAAGGACGTGGCACCGGGCATCACCGTCGCGCACGTCGAGCGGTTTGAGCCTGCGGCGGCCGTCGTCGCTGCGACGCCAGGCGACATGGAGCGTAGCCGGCTTGCGGTCAACAAAGCGGCCAAGGTCGGCGACCTAGAGCGGATGCAGTCGGTGACCGAGCAGCGGCTGAAGTCCGGCTTCTACACGCCGGCCCAGGCCGACGAGTTGCTGAACCTCATCAACGGCAAGCTCGACTGGCTGGCGAGCGAGCCGGAGGACAAGGGCACCGACTTCCCGCACGAGGCCGCCGAGCACGAGGTGGCATCGTGAAGAGCCGCTTCGACCCCAACATCGCCAAGTCGCACGAGCCGCTGACGATCACGGCGTACGACATTGCCGGGTTCTTGGAGCGGTGCAACCGGCCCCGGGCCGCGGCGTACGTGGACGAGATGGGAGGCAACTACGACCGGGCACTCAAGACGATCACGGAGTTACGGACGCAACTGAACGAGGTGCTTCTGAGGCTGCACAAGTACGAGCCGCCGAAGGGGCCGAAGTTCGGGGAGCCGCCACACAGTAACCGGAGCCGGTGCGAATAACGCCAGGCCCGTGGCGTGAACCGGCCTCGACAGCCGGCGGGCAGCCACCGCACTCCAGAGGCGTCGTATCAGTGCAGCGTCGGATTGGTCTTAACACTTCGCCAAGGCCGGCGTCGTCCGCTCCACGTCACGGAGCTAATACACGGAAGGACGTGATATGAGCGACTACAAGTGGACTGAAGTAGATGTTGCAGACGCAAAGAGACGCGCAGCGCTAAAGCAACTTGAGTTTGAAGAAGCCAAAAGGGCTGCGCGGCAGATTGAAGAATCATTCTGGGACGACAAGCTTGTTGCTCGTTTCCCTCAGCTGGAAGGCAGGACGCACGAGCCTTTCGGGGCCGTGATCTCTTTTTCAGACGGCGACCAGGACTGCATGTGCCGCGGTCCGATCGGCCCTCAGTGGGCGCTGGGCAAGGTTTGCATGCTTGTTTGGCACAAGGGCTCAAAGGGAAAGTTTCACAAGCAGGCGACAGAGTACTCGTGCGATGAAATCGTTCCCTTTATCAAGCAAGTCCGTACCGTCAAATCGACGCAGGCCGTGGCATGAACCACTACGGCATTGAAGACCACCCGGCTGGCCCGCTGTTCGCCCAGCGAGCCCCGTCAAACGGCACGATCACTTCGGCCGCAGCGGCCGACTCGCTCAGCCCGGCGACGCTGAACGCCATGCAGCGGCGCGTGCTCGAGCTCTTGGCGGCGTGGCCGCAAGGACTCACCGACGAGGAGATGCAGCACAAGCTCGGCATGAACCCCAGCACGCAGCGGCCACGACGTGGAGAACTGGCACGGTTCGGGCTCGTTGTGGAGTGCGGCACCAGGCGGACGACGAGCGGGCGGATGGCGGCGGTGTGGAGGAAGGCGTAGCGGTGACGGCGAAAGCAACGTTACCGCATCACAAGCATTGCCAGTCTGGTTCAACGCGAGCCAGTGGCACTTTTGGTTGGTGTTTACATGAAAGGGATTGCCATGCGTTTGCATAAGCCCGATGTACGGATGGTCGCCGTGAACGACCTGATTGTGGATGAGAGTTACCAGCGTGAAGCTATCGCGGCCCATGTGGCTGGCATTGCCAAGAACTTCGACGAGGAGGCATTCGGCGTCATCGTCGCTGGTGAGCGGGATGACGGCAGCCTTCACCCGGTCGATGGCTTTCAGCGGCTGAATGCAGCCATGGAACGAGGCGTGTCTCATGTGCCATGCCAGATCATCAAGAGTCGCGGCGCTGAGCATGAGGCCGAGTTGTTCGGCAGGCTCAACAAGCGTCGCGGCTTGAGCACGCACCAGCTGTTCAAGGCTGACGTGTGTGCTGGAAAGCCTGATGCTGTCGCTGTCTACGAGGCCATTACTGCCGCCGGACTGAATGTCCGAGGCATGAAGCCAAACGGAAAGCGGCAGGCGATCGGCGGCGTGAAGCAGTGCCAGACCGCGTACCGCCGCATGGGCGGCGGTGAGGTTGGTGCGGCTCATGTTACTGACGTGCTGACCATGCTTCGGCAGACGTGGGGGCAAGAGCACCACGAGACGGCTTACCACTGCGCCGTCATCGGTGGGCTGGCGTTCTTTCTGCGTCGCTTTGGCGACAACGTGGATCGCAAGAGGCTGCGCGGGCTGATGGAGCGTCAGTCTCCTAACTCGCTGATCGGCAACGGCGACACGTTCAAGATGATGAGCGGAACTACGCGAGATGAAGGCGTGGCCCGTGCGTTTCACAAGGTCTACAACACGCGGCTTGGCTGCAACGCCCTTGATTGGGACGAAAGCCGCGTTGACCTCGCCGTCGAGGCTGTGGCCTGACATGAAAAGCCACATGCGTTACGCCAGCGTTTGCGACGGCATCGGTGCGGCTCATGTGGCATGGCAGCCACTCGGCTGGGAATGCGCTTGGACTTCAGAAATCGAGCCATTCCCGGCCGCAGTGGTTGACCATCATTGGAAACTCAAGAACCTCGGCGACATGACCAAGCTCACGGAGGAGATGCTTGATGAGTGCGGCCCGATCTCTCTTCTCTGCGGAGGAACTCCGTGCCAGTCGTTCTCTGTCGCCGGGCTTAGAAAAGGATTGGAAGACCCGCGTGGCAACCTGGCCCTCCGATTCACTCAACTTGTTGGCGTCCTGCGGCCCGAGTGGGTGGTATGGGAAAACGTCCCCGGAGTCTTGTCGTCTGGAGAAGGAAGGGATTTTGGCACCTTCCTCGGGGCGTTGGCAGAACTCGGGTATGGGTTCGCCTACCGAGTTCTTGACGCTCAGTGGTTTGGAGTCGCCCAGCGTCGTCGCCGTGTGTTCGTTGTCGCACACGCTCGAGATTGGCGACGTGCCGCAGCGGTACTTTTTGAGCGCGAAAGCCTGTTTGGGAATCCTCCGACGCGCGGAGCGGAGGGGGAAAGAGTTGCCGTCAGCCCTGCACTCCGCGCTCAGCCAAACAGCAGCCACCGAGACGACACCCAAGCGTTCGTGCCAGCGATCTGTCCAGCACTGAAGGCAAGAGATTGCAAGGGGCCAAGTAGCGATGGCGATGGCGATGGCGCAACTCTTGTGCCAATCGTGTTCAAAGAAAACATGAGTACGCCGTCTTGGGCTTGGGATCAGAGCGAGACGTTGCAGGCAGCAAACGGATGCGCAGTTGCGTTTGACACCTACAACCACACGTGCGGCGATGTAAGCCAGACGCTTCAGCGTGGGACAGGAACCGATCAGATCGGCGCAGCAGCCATCGGCATGGCCGTCCGCCGCCTGACGCCAATGGAGTGCGAGCGTCTGCAAGGATTTCCTGACGGGTATACGGACGTCACATACCGAGGTAAGCCGGCGGCCGATGGGCCACGCTATCGGGCCTTGGGCAACAGCATGGCCGTCCCGGTGATGGCATGGATCGGGAAGCGTATCCAGATGCTTGAGGAGGCCACGGATGGCACGCACAAGACTGCTTAAGCCTGGCTTCTTCTCAAACGACCAGCTGGCCGAGTGCGACCCGCTCGCCCGCCTTCTGTTCGCTGGACTATGGACGCTCGCTGACCGTGACGGCCGTCTCGAATGCCGCCACGCCAAGATCAAGGCCCAGGTGCTGCCGTACGACGACTGCGACGTGGCGGCCCTGCTGGAGCAGCTGGCGGCAAGAGACTTCGTGCAGGTGTACACCGTGGACGGACGCACATACGTCCAAGTCAACGGGTTCGCTAAGCACCAGAACCCACACCACAAGGAAACGTCCGACGGGCTGCCGGAACCCCCGAAAAACACGGGCGAAACGCAAAGCCCCGGAAATGCCGCGACTAGTCCGGGCATTTCCGAGACTAGTCCTGGAAATACCGGAACTAGCCCTGCCTTAACCCTTAACCCTTTACCCTTAACCCTTAACCCTTCAGATACACACACACACCGCGCACGCGAGGCGGACAGCGAGTTTCGCAAACCCGGCTGGGCCGCCACTGAGTGGGCTGCGTTTGTTGGCGTCTGGAACGCGACACAGCGGGCCGCCAAGTGGGACGGGCTGACGCCGCCCGATGGCTGGGTGGACGCCGCTGCGAGCCCTGGGTGGCTCCAGAAAGCCAGACAAGCCGTCCAGCGGCTCCCGAGGTGCCAGTACTTCGGAAACCCTCTAGCGGTCACGCAGTTCATCCAGCCTGGGTGGGCCGACAGGATACTGGCCGGCGAGTTCGACAACGCCAAGGCCAAGCACGGACGCAACGGCGACGAGAGGCCGCCGCCCGTTGACCAGGCGAAGCGTCGCTTTTACCGGGCCGACGCTGGCAAGCAGATGACCGACGCCGAGCATGCGGCGTGGATTCGTGACCAACGGAACGGCGGCATCGTCTCGACGCTTGCCACGGCAACCAGACTCAAGGAGGAGGATCTATGACGCCGTCAAGGACAAAAGTGTCCTAGTAGTGGCAGTTCTTTCGGGTAGTCAGCGATGGACGCCAAAAGGGGCAGCGTGCCCCAGTCAGCGGTCAGGCATTTCAAGGAGGAATAGCGTGCCGAAAAAAGATCAAAAAGGACATCTGACCAAGCGGCAGCAGCAGATGCTGAACGTGATCCGTTCACACTCAATCGTTTGCGGGCCGACGATTCGTTTCCTTGGAGACGCCATGAAGATCAAGTCTCCCAACGGCGTTGTGTGCCACCTGCGAGCTCTGGAGGAAAAGGGATACATCCGGCGCAAGAAGCGTGTGGCACGAGGCATCGAGGTGGTGTCATGAGCATGCGTCCGCACGAGATCGTTGCCAGCCTGCGGATCTACGCCGATGCGATGGCGCAGGCCGCCGTGACCAAGGCCAGCGACGGAGCCAGCCGGGCCCGGTTGAACTTTGGGGCAGCGTTGCTGCTGGAGACTGCCGACCTGGTGCTGCAGCTGCAGACTCGGCTGGTGCAGCAGGCGGTTGCCTACGAGCACGGCGAGGCGGCTAACGCACGGCGGTGGCCGCTGCTCGAGGACGACGACACCGACCCGGGGGCTGCACTATGAGCATCACTGATTGGGTTTGGATTTCTGTTGGGCAGTTCACGCTCGCGGCGACGTTCGCACTGGGCATTTTCGTAGGGATAGCACTTTCTCGAAAGGACTCGTGACATGGCGACGGCAACGAAGGACCGGGCGGGGCTGACGATAGGAGCCGGCACGCTGCTGGCGGCACTCAGTGATGTGACCAGGGCTGTGAGCTCGCGGGGCCCGAAGCCGATTTTGCGAAACGTCCGCATCGGGGACGGGCTCATCACGGGGACGGACTTGGAGATCCGCATCGACCGTGAGATCGGCGAGCAGTGCGAGCCGATGCTGCTGCCGGCCGATAGGCTTACGGCGATCCTGCGGGCCTGCCGGCACGACGACGACGTGACGCTCACCCCGAAGGGCAGCACCGTCACGATCCGCTGCGGCCGTGGCAAGTGGGACTTGCCGACCGAGGACGTGGCCGAGTACCCGACGTGGGAGCCGGTGGACGCCACGCCCGTGTGCCGCCTGCCGGCGGATCAGTTCGTGCGGGCCATCAGGGCCGTGTCGTACGCCACGGACAGCGAGTCCAGCCGCTACGCCCTGGGTGCGGTGCTCATCGACGTGACGGGTGGGGATCCGACGTTCGTGGGCACGGACGGCCGGCGGCTGTCGGCGGTTCAGACCGAGACGGACCAGGCGGTGGACGACTCGACGACGCTCGTGCCGGCCGCTGCGGCTCGCATCGCTGCCACGCTCAGCGAACGCAGCGAGGGCTCGGTGCAGATCGAGGCGACGAAGTCGGACGTGGTGTTCACGTTCGACGGCGGCGTGCTGACGGCTCGCATCGTGGACGGGCGCTTCCCCCGGTGGCGTGACGTGTTCCCCGAGGCGACGACTGATCCGCACGTCGTGGAGCGCGAGGAGCTGCTGTCGGCGACCAGGGCTGCGGCCGTCGTGGCCAGCGAGCAGAGCAAGGGCGTCACGTACGACTTCGGGCAGACGCTGACGCTCACGGCCCGCTCGAGCGAGTACGGCGAGTCGAAGGCGAAGTGCTCGGTGGTGCAGGCGGGGACGGCGTGCAAGGTGAAGCTGGACCCAGTTTTCGTGAGAGATTACTTGACAGGTCTGCCGGCCGACGAAGAGCCGAACGTCTCGATCCATGCGACCGGGCCTGCCGGTGCCGTCACGCTGTCGT